ATACCACCCATTCGTGAGCAAAAGTTCTTTCTACGGTTCGCTGCTTTAGAACCGGGTTTAAGTTTGGATGGCTTTGTTGTAACCGCCATCTGCAGTTTGGAACCGGGGTTTTCTTTTCGGTAAGACGCAACACCTTTACGGTTCAAGCCCCCTTTAGGGTCTTTCCCTTCCTTGCGTTGCCATGCAGCAGTTTTCTTTTTCGTCGCCATGTCTTTACCTTTTGAAACTGTGTTCGTAGCCTGCGAGCCAACCTTCGCTCTCAGGAGCGAGGTTGGACATGTCTTGCCTTCCCCCCATCCCTACCCTTCCCCCCATTCCGTTACATATCTTTCTGCGTTCACAACACCACTCACAGTGGTCGTAACGAAACGGCTTTATAGCAATGAAACAGAACGAAGAACTGACGCTCACAAGCCAACAACAGGAGTACCTTGATTGGCTTCTCACAGCCCCTAGCGAGCGTGTACCGCCATCCAAGAAGCAGATGGCTGTGCACGTAGGCGTCGATGTCAAGACACTCCGCCGATGGGAAAAGAAAGAAGTGTTCCTCAGTCAATGGAAAGAGGCGGTTGACGAAGTTCAGGGGTCGCCTGAGCGTACTCAGCGACTCCTAGACACTTTGTATGCCAAGGCTCTTGATGGTGATACCAAGTCTGCACAGTTGTATTTGCAGGCGACTAACCGTATGGCTCCGCCTACGGTAACGGTTCAGTCTAATAAGAAAGCAGCAGAACTTTCTGATGCTGAGTTGGATTCTTTAATCGCTGCGGTAGCGGAGCGAGAGAAGGCTCAACGTACACACTTGAAGGCTTTGTGAACATGGTTGAATGCCCAGAGTGTGGCGAGGAGTATCCACCTGTGGCGACACATTGGATTTGTCCAGCGTGCGGGATTGATGATAGGGCACAGCCGAAGATGGCTGTGTTTGAGGTGAGGGATTATGGCGACAACTAACGACGCAATGTATGAGGCGCTGGTTGTTCTGTACCCGGATGCAGGTAAGACGCTTGGCGACTTGCTGTACACCCATTGGGCTACTACTGGTCTTGCTTACCGTGGTACCGCTGAGCGTGATTACTACATTGCACAGGGTGCCACAAGTTATACGTTAGGTGACTTGGCTAATGAGTTTTGGTCTGATGCTGACTTTGTTGTTAGCAACTTGGAACTTGAAGATGGTAACGATTTGCTCTTAGAAGATGGGACATCGTTTGCAATGATGGAGATTGGTAATGGCTGATAAGAAAATTACACAACTGGATGCTGTAACATCAGTAACTTCAGATGACCTGTTTTTGATTGTTGACGACCCAGCGGGTACGCCAACATCAAAGAAAGTAACTGCAAGCAATCTTGCTGCAAGTATTGCTGCTATTGGTTTGAATGCTGGTGGTTCTAATCCTGTTTTGATTCATGGTATTGAATTGCCTGCTACTCATCAAATTCGTTTTGAAGGTTCAACAGATAACGGTTTTGAAACATTTTTGACAGTTGTAGACCCTACTGCTGACCGAACTATTACTTTCCCAGACTCAACAGGAACTGTTGCCCTTGTCGGTCAACAGGCTTATTGGGGCTAGGTAACGAACTGAGGATATTGATATGGCTCTAACTATTCCAAACACGTTTACCAGTGGAACACCTGCTGTTGCTACTCAGGTGAACGCAAACTTTTCTGCTGTCAAGACTCTTCTTGATACTGTTGAAACTACGGCTAACTCGGCTAGCACAGACAAGGTTGATAAGAACCTTACGCTAAATGCCCAGACTGGAACTACGTACACGCTTGTGCTTACTGATAGTGCCAAAGTTGTGACTTTGAATAACGCTAGTGCAATCACTTTGACAGTACCTACGAACGCTTCTGTAGCGTTCCCAATTGGTGCCCAAGTTAACCTTGTTCAACTTGGCGCTGGTCAGGTAACTGTTTCCAGTTCTGCTACTCTTCGTTCGCAGGGTTCGAAGTTGAAGTTGAATGGTATTTACTCTGCAGCAACTCTTTTGAAAATTGCTACTGATGAATGGGTGCTTGTCGGCAACACGGCGGCATAGTCATGCAAATATTTGCAGTACCAAACTCATACGCTTCAGCACCTGTTAACGCTCCAACTTCGTTAAGCAACGTTCCTTCAACAACTAGCGTTGCTATCTCGTTTACCGCACCAACTAACGATGGTGGTTCGGCTATTACAAACTACGAGTATTCGTTTAACGGTTCATCTTGGACTGCTCTTAGCCCAGCGGATGCAACAAGCCCAATTACGGTTAGTGGTTTATCTGAATTTACTGCTTATACAGTTTATTTGCGTGCTGTAAATATTATTGGTTCTGGACCAGCATCTTCAGGAACATCGTTTACTACAACTCGTTCACCTATATCTGCTGAAATCTTTGCTGTTGCGGGCGGTGGTGGCGGTGCTGGGTATATTTACCCAACTGGTGGCGGTGGCGGTGGTGCCGGTGGAACTGGAACAGCAACCGCATCATTAACCGCCGCTACTTATGGAGTAACAGTTGGTGGCCAAGGTGGCGGTGGAGCAGGTGGCGGTGGAGGAAACGGAGCGGCATCTGCTTTTGCTTCATCTATAACTGTTTCTGGTGGTGCTGGTGGTCAATCGGCAGGTGGCAGTTCTGGTAACGGATATTCGGGTGGTTCTACTTCGGGTGGAGCAGGTGGTGGTGGTGGTGGTTCAGCAGGAAACGGCTCTGGTGGCACAGGTGGAAACCCATCCAGTCCGGGTTCTGGTGGTCCGGGAACATCTAACAGTTACCGAACAGGTAGCGCACAAACATATGCTGGCGGTGGCGGTGGTGCTGTAACAGCATGTACATCTTACGCTGGTGGTGGTCTTGGTGGTAGTGGAGGCGGTGGAAATGGTTGTCTATTCAACCAAGGTCCGGGTTCTGCCGCAACTGGAAACGGTTCTGGAGGCGGTGCTGGTGTTTCTTGTTCTGGTGGAAACTATTCTGCAGGTGGTGCTGGTTCAGCAGGAATTGTTATCGTTCGATACCTGACAAGTAGTGCAACAAACTACACTGTAACTGGTGGTTCAAAAACAACAGCAGGTTCTTATACTGTTCACACGTTTACAGGAACATCTAGTTTGGTGGTTTCATAATGAAATATTTTGCAAAAATTGAAAACAATATTGTTTCTCAAATAATTGTTGTTGATGATTCAGATTGTGCTGGATTAAATTTTCCAGATTCAGAAATTATTGGCAAACAACATATTGCAAATATTGGTTTAACTGGAGATTGGTTTGAAACATCTATTGATGGTTTGTTTCGCCAACGTTATGCTTGGATTGGTGGTTCGTATAATTCAGAACTTAATTGTTTTGTAAATCCACAACCATATCCATCTTGGACAATAGACAGTACCGGAAAATGGAATGCTCCAGTTGAGTATCCTTCTGGTGCTGGAGAACATGATGTTTACACATGGAATGAAGAAAATCTTGCATGGGAATTCCAATTTAGCAATTAAATATAATGCGTTATTCTCGCTGGTTAATTTTTATTCCAGTAGCCTTACTGGCATTATGGTCTACCGTCGCAAAAGCAGATGCACTTGGAGATTGGACAGCATCTCAGTCATGTGCCACCTCAGGTTCTGTTGAGGTTGTAGAAGACTCGATTCTTATTACTGGTCCAGACCAAGGTGGTTGCGCTGGTCAACCTCATTGGACAAAGATTGAGACCACAATTCCTGAAGGTGTAAATAGTGTTTCTTTTGATTGGTCTTACTGGACTACTGATGGCTGGTCTTACGACCCGCCACAATATGGCGTAAACGGTGTGTACACCTTGCTTACACAACAGAACAACGCATCAGGGTCTTTGACTGTGCCCGTAGATGCTGGAGATATATTTACATTTAGACAATATTCAACCGACACGTGCTGTTCGCCGGGTCACTTACAGATAAGTAATCTTTCACTATGGGAATTTACAACAACATCCACGACCCCAACAACGACGACAACTACTACTATTGCTCCGTCAACGACTGTCCCTGT